GGTGACGTTGGTGAGGGTGAACGCGAAGTGATGCGGGACGACGAGGTTGAGGTTGATCGTGGAGCGGTAGACGCGCCAGGTGGTCGAGCCGGCGGAGCCTTGTGGCCCCATGTAGAGCTCGACGCGGCGGTTCGTAATGTCGAAGGCCAGGTAGTGCTGGACGTAGGTGGCGAGGGCGGGGTCGTAATGGGTGTCGGTCCAGAGCGCCGCCGAATACTGGGCGTTTCCGAGGTTCGCCCAGAACGTCGCGGAGATCGTCGAGTAGGAGGACTGGGTTCCGGTCTGGACGGTCTGGTAAGTGCCGGCCCAGTTGACGGTCCGGGCAGGGATACCGGGTGCGAGGCTGTCGGAGTTCTGGGTTGGGGTCGGGGCAGTCGCCGCCTGAAGGGCCCAGCCGGCGGAGCCGTAGTCCTTGAGCTGGAGGTTCGACAGGGTCGCGGTCGTCTGGGGAATGTTCGCCGGGTTGATCGTGTCGTCGAGTTTCCAGTAGTGCGTCGGGGTGAGAGTCTGGATGTAGTTGTCAGACCAATTATCCGGGCACTTATCCTGGGAGAGGAGCCCGAGCGCGTCGTAACAATTCACGGTCACGGTCGAGTCATAGCCGGCGTCGGTGAGGTTCACCGGCCACCCGTCGATGAACCCTCGGAAGATGTTGTAGTAGGTGACCGAGTCAACGGTCGCGTCGATGCGGATCTGCCGGCGTGGGAGAAGGTTCCCGTAGTAGGGACCGGAGGCGTGAGTCGGGTCGAACCGGCGGTCCCGGTTGTCGAACACTACGGTCGCGTTCCCGGAGTCGAAGTTCTGCCAGTCGTCGGTCCGGCCGCGAGAAGTGTTCACCGACCGGACGTAGGCAGTGACGTCGGTGTAGGTCGGCGGGTCGACGTAGGGGCCGTCACCGAACGCGACACGGACACGGACCGTGGGCTTAGCCACTATTGGACCTTGATCGGGACGCCGCCGAGACGCTTCTCGTAGGCTTGGAGGACGGCGACGACCTGCTTCCCTATCTCGACCTTGTCGCCGACGCCGGCCTGGACGGTGATCTGGTAGGTGTTGTTCGTGCCTCGTGTGGCGGTGGCGCCGAGGGCGGCGGCAACGCCGGGGAGCGCGAGGCCGACGGTGCCCGCTTCGGCCATGACGGAGGCGAGGTCGGCGTTGAGACCCTGGACTGTGAGGCCACCGGTGCCGGCGAGGAGGTCTTTCGCGACGGCGTTACCGGCGACGGGGCCGAGCTCGAGGATCTGGGCAAGGCCCGCCTTGCCGAGGCCGGCGGCGATGAGCTTCTTCAGGTTGCCGGCGAACTCTTTAGCGGCGGTGACTTGCTCCCGGAAGATTTCGCCGTAGCTCTTCGGTTTCTTCGCTTGGGCGTCGGAGACGGCGGTCTCGGCGGCGGCGACCCGGCCGAGCGCCTGGTTGTAGGCGTTGACGTCGTTCGTCTGGCGAGCCTGGTTGAGCTCCTCGTATGCCTTGCGGCGGTCCTCGAGGGCTTCGGTGAGGGCGCGGGTCGCGTCCGCCTGCTGGGAGTCGGCGTCGGAAAGGGCGCTGGACAGGTTCACGGAGCCGGCGATCGTGTTTCGGATGCCGTCGACGTATTGGCGGAGCGCTTGCTTCGCGGAGGTGAGGCGGTCCTTCATTGTTTGGAACGCTTTCGCCGCCTTGTCGACACCAGCGGCCGCTTTCGGGGCGACGTCCGCTATCCCGGAGTAGTGCTTCTGGAACTCGGCGAGATCGCGGGACGGGACGGGACCCATGTAGTCGTTTAGTTGTTTCTGGGAGGTGATGACGCTTCCGAGGGCCCCGCTGTATTGCCCGGTCGAGGTCTTGAGCTTGTCGAAAGTGTCCTTCATCTTGAGGTAGACCGGGATAGCGGCGAGCGCGGTAACGATGCCGATGCCGGTCGCGATCTGGACGGCGGAGAACGAGAGCCCGAGGGCGAGGTTCGCGGCCTGGGTTGCCACGGCGATAGTGCGCCATGCGGCGAGTGCTCCTCGCGCCGCAAGGATGCCACCGGTGAACACTCCGACGACGGTCCCGAGGGTGCCCAGGAGGGCGGCGTTCTGGCCGGCGAAGTTCGCTAGGTTCACGAAATACGGGAGAAGCGCTTGGAGCGCTGGGAGGAGCGCCGCACCGATCGACTCCTTCGCCTCGTCGACCGTGTTCCCCAGGATCGCGAGCTGGCCCGCCATCGTCTGAGATGCTTCGGCGCCGGCGCCGGCGAAGTTGCGGCGGAGGATGTCGAGGACGTCGGAGAAGGTGGCGCCGTCCTTGATCGCCTTCTTCACCTCGGGGGACAGGGTGGCGAGTGCGCGTGTGTTTCCGGCGTACCCACGGGCGAGGGCCTCGGCGACGCTGGAGGTGGACTTCCCGGTTGCGGCGGCGACGTCGATGGAGACGTTCAGGAGGTCCTGGGAGGTGGCGAGGTCTTTCGTGGAGACGGCGAGGGACTGGTACGCGGCGCGGAGCTCGGTGTCCGACACCGCTACGGAGCGTTGGGTTGCGTCGATGTAGTCCTCGACGGCGGCGACCTGGGCGCGGGTCGCACCGGTCGAGACCTGGAGCTGGCGGGCGAGGAGCGCCTGCTGTTTCTGGTCGTCGGCGGCGGCCTGGATCGCTTGCTTCGCGAAGAGGGTCGTCGCGGTGGCGGCGGCACCGAACGCGAGCGTTGCGCCGGTGCTCATCCGGCCGAGGCTGTCGGTCGCCTCCCGGATCGCCTTGCGGAGCGGGGCCGCGGACCCGGAGATTACGACAGAGATTCCGCGAGCCATAGCGCCATTCTAGAAGTAGACGACGTCGGTGTCGTAGACCCCGCCGATGATGCGACCGGCGGCGTCCTTGAGGAGGGCGTCGGGTTGTCTGCCGGTGTCCTTCCTGCCGGCGGCGGCGCGGGCCGCTCGCGCTTGCTTCACCGGTTGCCCGGAGGAGAGGTCGTACTTCTCGATTAGCTCGTTTATGCGCTGGTCGTAGAGGCCGCGGATCTCGTCGACACGCTGGTCCATCGCGTCGTAGATGAAAGGCTGGGGTGCGATACGGCGGGCCGGCCATCCGAAGTGAATCGGGCCGGCGTAGGGCACGGAGGCGGAGCCGGCGCGGACCCGGCCGGAAGTGTTGGACGCGAGGGCGCGGATCGAGTTGGCGAGGGCGCCGGTGCGGTACGGGACGAGACGTTTCGCGCCGAGGACGACGACCTCGGCGGCCGCCTTGTGGGTGTCCTTCATTTCGGTTTTGGTGTCGTCGCCGAGTTTCCGGAGGTCGCGTTGGACTTCGCGGAGGCCGACAACGTCGGCGCGGATCGGGGCGTCCTGGTCGCCTAACCGAAATCCGTAGACGCCAGTCCTTGCCATGCGTCCGCTCCTGTCTTGATGTCTGCCCGAGGCCACACTTGCTCGACCATGACGGCGAGGATGCGGGGCGGGGTCTTAAGTAGTTCTAGCGGCGAGATCCCGGTCCTTACGGCGAGAGCACCTATGAGCCAGGTGGTGCTACCGGGAGGGAAGGGTCCGTGGGTTCGCCGGCGATGGAGACGGAGGCGACGGTGCGGAGCCATTCCGAGAAGTCGAGGCCGGTCTTGCCGGCGTCTTTCTCGGCGTGGTAGGCGACGAAGTAGAGGTACTTCTGGGGGACGTGGTCACGCTGGAATGCTTCGGTCCAGACGATCTCGAAGTGGTCCTCGAACTCGACCTCGGTCGACGGCCAGACGGTCGCGGTGACTGTCTGTCCGTCCCTGTGCTGGACGGCGACGTTGATCGGCATGGCTAGCTCTTGACGACCGTTCCACCGACGAAGGTCACGGAGGTCTTGGCGAGATCTCCGACGGCGCCCTGGACGATCGGGGCAGACGGGAGGAAGGCATTCGAGACCGTGAGGGTCGGGTTCGGGGAACCGGTCGAGAGGGACTTCACGACGAGCGTGTTCGAGCCGGAACCGACCGCCGAGTAGATCGTGTCGAACACTTTCCCGGCGGCGAGGTCCTGGTTCATTTCGATCGCGACCGAGAGGTTCTGAAGTCCGCCGGTGTAGACGTGGCCGGTGGCTCCCATCGCGGTCGTCTCGACCTGGTCCTTCTCGTAGGTGAATGTCACGTTCGTGACGTAGGACGAAAGGTCGACCGTGTTGATCGTGACGCTCGCGTCGGTGAGAACGAATACGGCCATAGCCCTACTCCTTGTCTTTCTTGCTGGTGGTGGTGGACTCGACGATCCCGGCGGCGACGAGGAGCTCGACGTCGGCGGGGGCGGCGATGATGTCGGCCTCGGTCACCACGGACCCGACGGGACCGAGGGTCGAGTTCTCGACGAGGACCTTGTAGTTAGCCATAGATGGAAACCTCGAAACGGTAGGCGATCATGTTCACCCCAGAGACTACTACCTCGCGGGGACGTGCCGAGGTGACCTGGAGAGTCGAACAGGCGCCGCCGAGGGTGCGGTCGGTTTCGAGTGCGGCCTTCACGGAGCTCGCACCGGAGCCGGTGACGTAGGCGTCGAGGCGGTCCTGGCTGGAGCGGTCGGACATCCTGCCGACGATGACGAGGATGAAGGCGCGGTAGAAGTCGAGGCCGCGTTGCATTGCTTCGTCGTAGTCAACCTCGAGAGGTTCGACAACGGCCGCCGGCGGGGACAGAGAGTCGGGGACGTAGTCGAAGACGCGGAGCCCGGTGATCGTGTCGAGGGCGGTGCCGAGACCGGCGCGGACGCCGTTCGGGGTCATGCGAAGAACTCGCGCCGGTAGGCGCGGACCATTGCGGCGATGTCCCGGCCGAGGGGGCTCATGCGGATCGCGCCTAGTTCGGACAGGCCGAGGACTCCGCCGACCGAGTCGCGCCTCTTGTAGAGGTCGGCGGACAGGATGTAGGTCGCTTCGGTGACGTCGTCGGGGACGGTCGGCCATCCCCACTTGGCGGTCACTTCGACTTGGGGCCAGTAGTTCACCGGGAGGGAGAACGCGGTCGGACCCACGATCGTGATCGTCGTGTAGGGGCGGCCGAGGGCGAGGGCGTTCGTCGGTTCGACGATGTAGTCCTGGTTCAGGGTGAAGGTCGTCGCGTAGACACCGGTCGAGCCGGGGTCGGTCTTGACGACGAGTCCGGTGGTGGTGCCGAAGTCGTCGACCTGGACGCGGAGGTTCCCGATCGGGCGGTAGGTGCGGGCCGTCGCCGTTGAGTCGAGGTAGAACCGGCGGTTCGCAATCCGGTCGATGCTTCGGGAGGCGGACTCGATGATCTTCTCGAGGAGGACGTCGTCGACGGAGTCGTCGATCTTGAGGTAGGTCTTGAGGTTCGCGAGGGTGATGTACCCGTTCGTCACGGTCATTTCGGCCTCCTCGCGGGCTTCTTGGCGGGTTGGGGTGTGTTGATACCTTCGGCGTCCCGGACGCGCTCCTGGGGCTTCCTGGCGCGTGTGGCGGGCTCCTCGGGGGTGCTAGCCGACTCGGTGGGCACAGTCTCGGCGATCGTGGGCACCGAGCCACCGAGCCGGCGTAGCTCTTCGCGGACCTGTTCGGCACGGTCGGCAAGGCCCCGCCGGACGTATCCGGTATGGCACCGGATCAGTTTCAACGTATGCAGGCTGGTGTTGAGCCAAGTTTCTTGCAATCAGCAGCGCAAAAGATTGAGGGTGTTGGACAGCAGGCTCAAGACTTGGCAAGGCAATACCCAAATATTGCTGGATTGCTACGCACAGGCGCTACTACCCTGCCAGCAATCATCAACGCTTCGCGGATGCGCCGAGAAACCGAAAGACAAGCCGCTGAATTACAAAAACTTGGCGCACCTTTACGGGCGCAAGGTGAGGCTCTACGCCAACAGGCACTAGCAGGCGGCCTAACGCCACAACAGGCAGCCCAGCAGGAGGCTGCGCGCGCCCGTTTACGTCAGACAGCCGCTACCCGTGGCACAACCACTGGTACGCAAGAGGGAATGATTGAAAATCAATTGGCTAGAACCCGCAGTCAGTTAGCGGAAACTAACTTAAACAATGCAATCAAACAGTTGAACTTGGCTAACGCCTATGACGAGCAGGCTATTAAGTTAAAACTTGCTGCTGAACAAGATATTGCTGATATATACGGCAGAATCGTTAGCGGTCTTGGCAGAAATATTGGTTCTCAAGAAGGTCAAGGCCAACAAACGCCAGCGCCACAAACAAGATTAAACCTTCCTCCAGCGACCCAAAGGCCGCAAGTTAGAGAGAGTTAATAATGGCTAATGAACAAACAAGCGCATTAACCGAAACGCTTAATAAGCCTTTTGACCCATTTTCAACGGTTGGTCAAATCAATAAAGGATCTACTGTAGAGGCTCGCGGCAAGGCGGCTCGTGGAGCGCAAGAGGAATTTTTACGTGAAGAGGCCGCTGCTACGGCTGCTGCCGATGCTGAAAAAGCACGACTTAAAAAAGAACAAATTGGTAAAGAAGTAGAGACTGAAAAAGCGTATGTTCAAGGCTTAGAAAAAGTTGGCGCAGAATTGCGTGGTGCTATGGAAGGTTATCCAGAAAGAAAACTCACACAATTTGATGCGGCAGCGGCGAATGAATTGGCTGCCAATACCCTTTTAATGTCTGTTTTTGGCGGTGCAGTTAGCGGCAGGGCTGCTTTACGTGCGATGGAAGGATTTACAAACGGATACCGCCAAGGCCGGGAAGATTTATACAACAAAGAATTAAAGAACTACGAGGCAGAGGTAGAGAAATTCAAAGATAAAGTCAGCAGAGCAAAGACAATCTATGAAGATGCCTTAAAACTTGAATCTGCAAGACGGGGCGCAGGTCTGGCTAAATTAAAAGAATTAGAACCTGAATTGGCAGACACTTACCTTGCTACTCAAGCCAGAATGAAAGGTTTTGCTGGCGCTGGTAAAGCAATACAGGAGATGATGAAACTTGCAGACCAGATCGAGGTTGCAAAGATAAAGGCTGTTGACAAGAAATCTGGCAACTTACCGGCAGATTTAGCCACTTCATACAACAAATTAGCGCCAAACTATGAGCGTTTCAATAGGCTAAACCAAAGTAAAAATCAAAGTTATTTTGGGGTTGTGCCTAACGAAACGGCATCAAGATTGTTAATGAAAGCAGTAGAGGTTGATTTGACCGAAGATTTAACAAACTCTTTGAAGGAGCGGTTCAACATCACCGAAGATCAAATACTTTGGTGGAAAGAATACGATCAGTTTGTAGCGAAAGTACGTAATGAATTGTTCGGTGCAACATTAACAAAGCCAGAAAAAGAGAACTTTGACCGTACTATTATTACGCCTGCTACAAAACCAAGCCTTGCCGTGAAGTTTTTTGAAGAGCAGGTTGGAATTATCAACAATGCGGTAAATAGAGAGGTTTCAAAAGGCGTAGCCCGTGGGGTTGATCCCGAAGTAATTTCTTCTTATCTTGGTGTTAACTTGGGTTCTACGCAAAGACAAGGCGCTAACCAACGTCAGTTAAGCCCACAAGACCAGCAGGCTTTGGACTGGGCTAACGAAAACCCTGACGATCCTAGATCAGCGCAAATTAAACAAAGACTTGGGCGTTAATATGGCTTTCGATCCAGACCAGTATTTAAAAGGTGATACGTCAAGCAAAGGTGGTTTTGACCCAGACGCTTATTTATCAGGCGGGAAAAAGCCTGCTAAAGATAAAAACTTATCACCCGTAGATCAAATCTCTGAAATTACCAGCCGTGGTGCGCGTGAGACGGGATATGTGGCAAGACCGGGAGCCAAGCCTGCTGAACAACCGGGGTTTGGAACTACCCTGATGCAATCATTGGCTGGAGTGCCAATTTTAGGTGCTGGCGCAAAAGCGCTTCAATTGGGTACAAGAGGCTTGCCAAAGGTAGCACCATATACCAGCCAGTTTGCTGAACTGATGTTGCCTAAAACTGGTAGAGAACTAGCAAGAACCACGGCTGCTGTGGGTACCGGAACTGCCGCTGCCTATGGCGCTGGTGAATTATTGCCGCCGGGAACTAGCCCGGTAGTACGCGAAGCCGTACAGTTTGGTGCCGGTGCGCTTGGAGAACTACCCTATGCAGTTGGACAACAGGTACAACGGGCAGCCCGTCCATACTTTGAAAAAGGCGTAGAACGGGCAGCAGAGCGCGTAACACGGGCATTTAAGCCAGAACAGATTGAAAGCCTGCCAGAGTTTCGTACTGGCAAAACAGAACTGCGCCGCACAATCCAAGAGCGCTTGAGAGGTGCGCCGGTTACGGCACCTGAAACAGCCGCGCAAGATATTTCAACAATTCTTGGCACAGACATTGCAGGGCAGACCCGTTCTGCTGAAAGACTTGCTCAACAGTTATCTGGCAGGGCAGAAGCACGGGGAGGCAGAATTGGTGCAGTGCGTAATGAGTCACAAATTGGGGATGACATTCGTGCGCCAATCCAAAACCGATTGGAGAACCTAGCCGCTGTACGCCGACAAAATGCAGAGCGCTTGCAGCAAGAGGCTTTTGGAGAGGCGTTCCAAAAAGAAGCCGCTGGTCAAACCGTGATCCAAACGCAAGCAGCAGCAAACGCACAACAACAGATTAAGGCTATGTTGCGTAATCCTGTAACGGGATTGATTGGCGTTCCCGAAGGGGAAACTGCAAATAGTCTAAATAGGGTTAAAAACCTATTCTCAGGCAGAGAAGAGATTGACGGAACGGCTGTAGTCAAGCCACCTTCTTTTGAAGCGCTTGAGGTTGAGCGCCGCCTACTAAGGGATCGTGCTGCCGGACTTCCTGTAGAGGGTTATGGCGCTATCAACCAACAGCAAGCAGGCCAGTTGGCTGACATGATTGAGGCTGTGCAAAGAGAGTTTTCGCCTAACTTTGGCACTTTCTTAAACCAGTACCGTAAAGATTCAGAGCCAATTAACGACTTCAGAAAAGCCCTTGGTCGCGCTATTACTGGCAAAGAAGATTTTGATATAACTGAATTTAAGACTGATCCGGCAAAACTTGCCGAAAAAGTATTCTCTACGCGAGACTCAGCCAAGAACTTTGTTGTCTTGACTGGCAATAACGTGGATTTGGCTAACGACTTAGCCCGTGATTATCTCTCATCAAAACTTGATCGGATTGGGGCAACCAATGGGCCTGCAATCCTGAAAGAACTGAAGAAGAATGAGTGGCTCAATCTCCCAGAATTTGCAAGGGTAAAGCGTGACTTTACAGAGCAGGCTAGAGTTTCTGAGTTTGCAGCCCAAAAGGGTACACAGGCCATTGAAACTACGGCGCAACGTGTAGCACCAATGCAATTAGAAACCCAGACACGTACTGCTCCGCAAGGATTTAGGAATCTGCTGGTTGGGCCACAAAACATAGAAAACGTCCAGCAGGCTACTCAGGTTCTCTTGAGGCAGCCCGGAGGACAAGACACGTTCAAGCAGGCAGTGAGGGATGTGCTGGCTAGTGAGCCGCCCGGACAATTGGCTAAAACCTTTGGTCAACGGATACAACCTGCATTGCAGGCTTCTGGTTTGTACAGCAAGCAAGAGTTAGATGAACTGGGAAGAATCGTTACAGACTTGGATGCGGTCAATCTAGCAGTGACCAGAGCCATGAGCCGGGTAGAGTCTATGCCCGGAACCCTAAGCCCAGAGCGCAGGCTTACCCAACTGATCCAAGACGAGGTATATCAAACAAGGATTGGTACTGCTGTTGGTGGAACCTTGGCTGGCTTAATTGCATCGGCCTTGACCAACTTTGGCGTTGCGGCTTCAGCAGGGGCGGGGGGCGCTGGAGCGCTTGCTCTAGCACCATTGATGCGTAACTACAAAGAATATAACGCCAATATACGTAAAGCCGTGTCTGACATTATTTCTGACCCTCAAAGGTTAAAACAGGTCTTATCCGCGCCTGAACAGCAGCGTCCCAGTATCCTTGCTGGCATGCTTAGATCAGGTTTATATTCCGCTGCAACAGCAACTAATGAACCTAGGGAGCAATAAATGCCACTAATGAAAGGCTCTAGCCAAAAGACTATCTCTAAGAATATCGGCGAGATGGTGAGTAAATTTAAGCGTACTGGAAAACTCGGCACTTCCCGTCCGTCTAGCAAACGTGCCGCAATGAAACAGGCTGCTGCTGCCGCATATGCTTCTGCTCGTAAATCTAAGAGGAAATAATTATGGAAAAAGTTAATGATGACTTATACCGAACAAAATCGGGTATTGCTGTTACAGGAGAAGAAATCCGTAAAATGCGTGAAAATGCAGGAAAAGAACAAGGCCGAAGTGAAAGCGGTTTGGCTCTTACCCGTGGCGAAATGAAATCTATCAAACGTGAAACACGAAAAGGCAAAAGATGAAAAACTATCAAGAAATGTCTCCCAGTGAAAAACGGCAGGCTGATCGTTCTGCCGCACGTAATTCTGCCAATGAGACTACTGGCTCAGAAGATGCCATGAGAGCGCGTGGTATGCGTCCTTTGGAGCCAAAAAAGATGAACCGTGCCAAGCGGAAAACAGATAGATGAGTCGTAAACAAAAGGGGCTGAACCCGGAATTAGAAGAGGCAGTGAACACGTTATTACGTCAAGTAATGACTGACTCTACCGCTTCTTTGACCGACAAGACTAA